CCCATGAAGAGAGCAGAGATTCTACAAAAAGATAGATTAAAAAGATTTAAAGAAGAAGGTTTGCCAGAAATGAAAAAATACAAACGAGGGAAGTTTAGAGGAAACTAATGGCTATAAAATTTGGAATGACACTGGCAGAAATGATTGTTCAGTTAACAAAAGGTTTTATAAGAGCAACTGGTAGAAACCCAGATGGTCTTGAAAAAATAAAAATTAAACAAGAGGCGGCAGAAAGATTTAAAGCTCAACAAAAAGTTGTAGATATGCAGGGTAGAACTCTTGATCCAAGCAAAACTATTACAGGTGGTACACAAGAAGGTGCTGCTCTTAAATCAGGGATCATGAAAGCAACAAAAACTAAACCTAAAGAAGTTAAAACCAAAGGTTTACCTGATAAAGAGTTTCAAGATTTAAGAAGAAGTTTTAGAATGAATATTGCTAAAAATAGTCCAGATTTTAATCAAGATTTAGCTGATAGGATTATTAAAAGAGAAATATATCAAGATTTATCTGACGCACAGAGAAAAGATTTTTTAGATAATTTAGATTTTGTTTTAAAAAATCCTAGAGATGGTAATGCAGACGGTGGACGTATTGGTTTAAAAGATGGCATGGACAGAAGAATGTTTATGAAAATTTTAGGTGGTCTTGCAACATTACCTATTCTTGGTAGATATTTTAAAGGTGCAGAAAAGGCAGCACCTGTAGTAGAAAAAGTTGCAGAAACTGCAACCCAGGCTCCAACTTATTTCTTTGATCTTGTTGCAAAAATAAAAACGTTTGGAAAAAAATCAAAAACAGGTCCGTCGGACAGAATAGACGAATATTCTTATACAGGTAAAAACGGTGATCAGTATACCTTAACAGAAGATATCGCAACGGGCGATGCACAGATTACAAAAGATAAAATGGGTATTGGAAGTTCTGGTGATAAAACTTTTGACGTCATAGAAGATAGAACTGTCATGGATTACAAAGCACGTAAACGAGACGTTGATGTAGAAACACGACAAATGACTGATGAAGCCGCTGAATACGATGAATACAAAGTAGAGTTTGACCAAGATGGAACAGAGGCAGGAGCTGATGCTATAGATGAAATAATTCAAAAAGAAATTATAGAAGAGTCTAAAAAAGCTGCACCACCAATTAAAAAAGCATCAGGTGGACTAGCCTACATGTTAGGAGAATAATGGAAATAAAAAAATTTAACGAGATGCAAAGTTATCTTGTCGAAAATATAGGTAACTCTAAAGGAGCTTTTCGTAATTTTGTAAAACAAGATAGAGACGCAGAAAGATTAGAATTTCAAACAGGTGGTATCGCAGATGAATTAAAAAAATTTGTTAAAGATTTTATATCTAAAAACGGAAGAATACCTACTCAAAATGAAATAATAAAAGGCACTGGCAGAGCATCTAAAACAATTAAGTCTTATCTAACTGAAGGAACTGATTATGCAAAACCTTTGACAAAGTTAGAAGCTGCTAGACTAGGTGGTAAAAAACCTACAGGTGTAACAAGTGTTAGTGAGGATATTCTTAAAGAGTTTAAAAATTTAAAAACAAAAGGCGTATCAGTTGCTGTTGAGACATCGCCAGCAGGCAGTAAAGTATTTAGAGTTAGGTTTGATAAAAAATTAAATGTGCGAGACATATCTTTGCCAGCTACTATGGATAATTTAAATAAAATAAAAGCTGATGTTAATAGAGTAGTAAGTAGTTCAGAATACGGAGAAAAAATAAAACAACCTAGAGCTCCAGAGGAAGATTTGGCTGTAAGAAGAGATAAGGCTGCAGTTTATAGAAAACAAGATCCATATCGTGTTTATGAAAGATTAAGTAAATATAAAACTTTTAAATACCCTAACCTATCTAAAGATTTAGTTATACATCACAGTCAACCTAAATTTAAATCACAAATGTTAAGTAGGTTTTCTTTAATACCTGCTTCTATAAATCGATCTGAACCCATGATGAAGATAGAGGCTGCACGTAATGCAATTATATCTAATAGAGATTCATTGCTGCAAAATACTAATTTAACTTTTAATGAAAGAAAAAGAATTGTGGATGAAACAAATGCCAAACAGATGAGACTAAAAAATAATATCAAAGGACCAATATCTGGTCTTGTAGATTTTGAACTAGCAGACATTGATGCGAAAGGAAACATAACAACTAAATCAAAAGGTTTTGATACTAGAAAAGGTATGACATTTGCAGATGAGTTAGGTGATTTAGATTTGTCTAAAATTACTAAAGAACAAGCTGATGAATTACTTGAGTTAGGTAAAAAAAATATAGACCTTCAAGCCCTATCAAAAATAAAAGGTGTAAGTTTTGCATCACAATTAAATTCAAGAGTGCCACTACTGCAAGATTTATTTGACATGGCTAGAAGTATTCCAGATGATTTAATGAAAAAAAATTATTTAAAAGCTGGTGGAAAACTTTTAGGTTTAGCTTTTACACCTGTAATTGCATATGATACTTACAAAGCTTACGAAGAAGGCAAACCAGTATTAGAAGCATTAGAGCAAGGATTTATTGGAACAGATTTAATTGGTGCAACAAAAAGATTAGTTGCTCTTACACCAGAGGAAAGAGAAGCAAGAAGTGTCGTTAAACAAGATGAGATGACTCAACAGATAGCACAAGATGAGTCTTTCTTAGACACAGACTTCGATACACCTAGAATAGACACAGAACTAAAACTACCTGAAGCAAAAGAAATTTTTGAAAAAGGTAAAAAAAGAGTCAAAGATAAAGAGGCTCAAAAAAATTTAGAACGAGCAACAAAAAGATCAAACTTAAAACAAATGATATTAGATAAATTATTCCCTGATCCTAGACAACAATTAGAACTTGCAGGTGGTGGGATAGTTAAAGAAGGTGGCGTAGATGAAGGCCCAGCACCAGAGGCGGGTCCTACACCAGATGGGTTGCCTATTAAGTATAATAATGTTAAGAAAGTAAAGGAGTAATAAATGGCAGAAATAGATAAAGGACTCCCAAGCAACACTCGTACTGAAGTTAGTTTACCAGGCGAAGAGCAAGTTGAAGTCCAAGAAGAGATTGTAGAAAAAGGTCCTGTAGAAGTAACACCAGAGGAAGATGGTGGTGTAACTGTAGACTTTGAGCCAGGTGCTATTAACATACCTGGAACAGAGAATCATTTTGATAACTTAGCAGATATTTTACCTGATGATGTTTTAGAACCAGTTGGTAATGACATGGTGCAAAACTATATGGACTACAAAGCATCAAGAAAAGATTGGGAACAATCTTATACACAAGGTTTAGATCTTCTAGGATTTAAATATGAAAACAGAACAGAACCTTTTCAAGGAGCTAGTGGTGCAACACACCCAGTAATGGCGGAAGCTGTCACACAGTTTCAAGCGCAAGCTTACAAAGAATTATTACCCGCAGATGGACCAGTAAGAACACAAGTTATTGGAATTAAAAATTCACAAACAGAGATGCAGGCACAACGTGTCAAAGATTACATGAATTATTTAATCATGGATGAGATGAAAGAATACGAAGCAGAGTTTGACTCTATGTTATTTCATTTACCACTTGCAGGTTCTACATTTAAAAAAGTTTATTACGATGTACCGATGGGTAGAGTCGTATCAAAATTTGTACCTGCAGATGAACTAGTTGTACCATACACTGCAACAAGTTTAGATGATGCAGAGTCTGTTATACACGTTGTAAAAATTTCAGAAAACGAATTACGAAAACAACAAGTCAATGGTTTTTACAGAGATATAGAACTATCACCACCAGGCACTGTAGAAAAAAATGATGTTGAAAAAAAAGAACGAGAGTTAGATGGTACTAAAAAAGTTGGCAAGCAAGATCCAGTTTATACTTTATTAGAATGTCATGTTAATTTAGACTTAGAAGGTTTTGAAGAGGTTGATGCAGAAGGTCAACCTACAGGAATAAAATTACCCTACATAGTAACTGTAGAAGAAGGTAGCCGATTAGTTCTCTCTATACGGAGAAACTATGCGCCCAATGATCTA